AATCAAGTGGGGATAACAAACGGAACGAATCATACTGGGGATATCCGAGTAATTACATATGATTCGTCAAGTGATACTTGGGTTTTTAAAGGTAATTACATAGATAATGTCGAAATATCAACATCACATCACACCAATGGACAAATATTTTCAATGGGAACAGATGGTACTGCGAATGCCGCTACAGGAGCAAGATTTATAGGAAAATCCAGTTTTGACATGAGTTCAGATGGTTCAATCATCGCTATATATTCTTTTTTTGGTGGTGATATATTTATATACAAATATGAAAATACATATACTTCTTCGTGGGATACTATTGGTACTATTACGACCCAGGGAGGCAGGAGTACCAACGGTAATTTCCGATCTTTAGGTGGACTTTCCATGAATAGTGATGGTACACGAGTTGCTTTTAGTAATGGTGCCACTGATTTTATAGAGGTTTGGGAATATGTATCTGATAATAATTGGGTAAAGATTTCAAGTGGTATAACTGAGAATAACTTTTCGTCCACCAATCAAGGCGTTCTTCGCTCATATGCCTCCACAGCTTTAAGACTAAATGATGACGGTGATACTTTAATTTATGCTGGTTCTACTTCGGATGATGGTTACAATAATTCAAATTTTGGTACAGAGGGTGATGCTTACGTTTATACCTATGCTGGTTCTGGAACAACTTGGACACAGAAAGGACAGACATTGCCTTGTACAGCATACCAGTGGTGTCAATTAGCTATTAATGGACCAGGCAACATAATAGCTTTGATTGATAGGGAAGAGGGGATTGTAAACTATGGTGGAACTTCATTAAGAATATATGAATATAATACAGCAAACGATCAATGGGCAATAAGCCAAACACTACTAAATACCGTACAGATTGAAAATGAAGCTGCCGGTGGTTGGATGTTTATAGCTATGAATTATCTTGGTGACCGAATCATAACTAGTGAGCTAATGGGAATAGAGGCAAATATATATGAACGGGATCCTTCTTTCGTGCGATACGTAGAAATTATACAAGATACAAGCAGTACACCCAGTGACTATTATACCCCAAGAAGAAATCACATTAATTTATCCTCTATCGAAATATATATTAATTCCTCTTCATTGTCCATTACAAATGACATGGTATCAAGTTCTACAGGGTGGAACAATGACGAGTCCTATGAGAATTATCTGAATCAAACAAATACGTTCTTCAATACAGCAGCGAGTGAAAATGGCACTTCTATTTTGATTGATTTAAGTCAAAATTATTTGTACTCCACATTCAATGCGGTAAGAATAGTTGCTCCAAGTTCTGATAATTTTAATCCAGGTATTAAAATAAAATTATTGGACGATGAAAGCACAGTTGTAAATGCAACACAAATTCCTTTAGACACAAGTCCCAGTGAAAGTTGTATTGTAATCTATAATGATTCTTCTGTTCTTCCTACAAGTGATTATTCTGAAACAATACAAATGGACACTTCTTCGAATACAGAAATTACAGAAACCATAACGTGCATGTACGCAACCTCTGCCGTTGACGTGGTTTCGTCGGATGGAAATAAATATGTATTCAACGGATCCTCCAGCTACGTAGAAGGTGAAGTCTATGGTATGTATGACGGCTATTATGTATGGAGCGATATTTCCGAGAGTCATCCAATGGCAATTTTAAACGATGGAAAAACGGATTTCATTACATACATTGGGGACGAAGACAAGAAACTCACCACACAAGTAAACGACGTTTCGTATGATTTCTACTATGGAAACCTACAAGTCTCGGTGTCGGGTGATTTTGGCTATGTCAGTGTGTATTGTTATCACCATGGGTACATGGGAGGAGAAAATAGGCTGAAATATACGGATACTTGCTCCGACGTCCGGGTTAGTTCTTCCTATGTATATGATTTGATCGGAACGTCCAAAAGCGGGAAAAATATGTCTCTTAACAATGCTGGGGACATTATGGCGGTTGGACATCCAAGACATGACATTGATAATCTCGAAGGATCGGTATTGATTTGGAAGTATGATGCTTCAGGAACGTGGAACCAAATCGGTAATCTTGTCCATGAACATGGGTATGGGTACGCGTGTGGTTTGAATGGGGATGGGGATATGCTGATTCTGGGTTCCCCGATCGTGCCGTCGGGACAGTTCTACTCCATGGGGCAAGGAGATCCGTACATAGAAGCCGGGCTGGTTCGGGTATTTCAGTATAAAACCATCACGGAAGCCGAGTACAATGCGGGAAATACGCTGAATCATTTGAATGAAAGTGGGTTAACAATCATTGGAAGTGGTTCGTTGTTGTCCACCGTAGATCAGAATATTCCGTGGAGCAGCACCACATACTTTTGGGTGCAAATCGGAAGTGATTTTCAGGGAACCCATCATTATAGTCATATGGGGAAAAGCGTAGATATAGATCAAAGTGGAAATCACATTGGGTTCACAAGCGTGGATTCGTCCAATGTGGCTCAAATACACCTGTATACACTGGACACATCGTCCAACACCTGGGATAGCTTTGGAAATACTATCACCATGGATAGCTCTTGTAGTTCGATTCGGTTGTCGGAAGATGGACAACGATTGTTTGCGTGGGACGACGAGGAAAGTGATAGAGACACGGCTGTCGCAAGCGTTTACGCATATGATTCTAGTGAGAATCTGTGGATAGAAGAGGATAACAACAGCCATCTTGGTTGGCAGGACTTGTCGGGGACCGATCTCTCTCAAAATCGTTCCTTGGATATGTCCAAAGATGGAAACAAAATCATCCGTAGTTTGGAAGGTCAAGATATAGAACTGTATGCGAGAAACACATCGTTCCAAGTATCCGTTCATGTATTGGGTTATATACGAAACAATTCGATATTTGTTCAAGAAGGGGTGTTTCATGATACAGATGATATATCCAATTCGGCGTCAAATGTATTTAATTGGAAATATGATTCTCCACATACCTTGCATTCCGTTCAATTTATAGAAAACACCAATAACTTTGATTTTGATTTAGTGGCTTTTGAGTTTTCGGGTCAATTGCCCGTGGAGTTTACATTCAAACATATATTCTATCAACGGGGATTTATTGAAGGAATCGATAGTTCGGCGGTAGCCGTGATTGACGTGAGTGCGTCGGATTATAATGATTTGTTCAAGTTGAATTTCCCTTTTTTCTATCCCAGTGATAACTTTTACGAATTCATTGGGACGTTACGATATTTGACAAAGGCCAGTGGATGGACCGATATTTCTTTTTCCACGGCGGCGGTGAATTCCGGGTACATCTCTACGGCAACGACCATCAAACGAGACGTCCTTCGGTCTTTCATCAAAGATCTTACAGGCAGTCCTAATTTAAATCGGTTGTTTAAAAACAAACTGCCGATGATGTTAGAAGTGGAAACATTGGATGTTAGTTTTAATACACAGATACGAAATTTGTTAGGGGCCATTGAAAATGCAGGATGGTTGACCGATGATGATTACAACGCACTACAACCGGACAATCAAACCTATTCTTTTGACGGTACCTTTGAAAATTATTCTGGGGGGGAAGACATTTCCGATGTTTCTGCGGGCTATGCCAACCTTGCGGACATGTCGGAATTTTCCAAATTCAATCCTCTTCGGATTTTGTCGTCTTCCATTTTGGGAGAACCCGATGCAGACACAACAGATCAGTTTGATATATCTGGTACGGGATTAGGGAACCGTATTCGTCGTAATATCCTCATTGATTCTTTACAAACGCAAGTGGAGCAACACTGGAATGATATTTCCGGAAGATCCTTTGTCAGTCAAATCGGCGACGATCTCTACAATGTGTACATGGAAGAAAATGCAGCCATTGCTGCCGGAACCGACTACATTGAACAAAATGGCGCCCTGTTTTCCAGCTACTTAAGTAATTTAACGGTCTATACCGACACGTCCAATGTTCCAATGTTGACGGCAGAGAATAGTTTGCTTCAAAACGTGGTGGATAAAGAATATAGTTTTTCGTTTATTAGCGGAGATAATCTTCATATTTTACTGACGTATAACCCCGAGCACCCGGTTATGGGGAACAAACGAGTTTCTCCGCGGTGTTATGAAGTGATACTTCGTATGACATAAGTTATTTTAGTCGTATTACACTATCTGTTCTCCATACTGGAGGATGATTTTTTGTTAGTTGATAAGGAGTAAGACTTTCATGAGTATCTATTTGTTTCGTTTCTTGAAGACTCATTTCAAAACGGAATACATATGATTTTGTTTTTTGTGTAATCAAGATATTTGCTACATATGTATGAGGTGATTGTTGTTCTTTATAAATCGTTTTAAACCGTTTAAAATATAATAAAGGCGAATAAGTACTACTTCGTACCATTGTATCAAATACTTCAAAATGATAACCGCCTTGAGCGGTTGCTTGACGATTGGACGGACTTGCCAGTTGATAAACGGTTTTTGTATCCCCTTTGCGAAGGGACTCTAATTGAACTCTCAAAGTTGTATATGGGTCGGTTGTGTCGTATATTGTCATTATGATATATATTTTATATATAATTTCTATATAATGATTTCAAATACACGTTTTACGCGAAAGGAAGAGAGATTTCAAGACAAAAAAATATTTACACGCAAATCTCCATATGTGAATGCTAATTTGTTTGATATAAACGTTAAAAAAAAAGGTTTAGATGGAAAGCTCTGGAAAGTGATCAGTGTGAAAGGGTCGTCTCGTCAAAAAGGGCATAAAAAATGGGCTCGGGTCAGTAAAAAAAACAAAAAAAGAACAATATCTAGTTTTGTGAAACAATTGGTAAAGATTCTGACGGCACAAAATGAAAAAACGCAAAAACGCGCAGCAACCTTGGTGAATAAACAAATATCCTCATTATCTGCGCTTGAAGTAAAGGAGGCGAAGAAAACCGCTTTAATAGAAGCGAGTACAGATCCTAACGTATTCTCTATCATGAGCTTAGAGCTTTTGTCACTGTATAGAGGTGAAGACCTTGAGGAGGAAATTCCAGATCAATTACCTGACGTTCCGACGAACACCATATTGCAAATGATGTCATTTCGTGGAAATATCAAAGCAACACAAATTCTTCTAGAACTAGATGCAGATGTACATCATGCTGATGCCCTTGGACGCAGTCCACTATTCCTTGCGGCTATGTACGGACACAACGACGTGATTGAGTCTCTTGACTTCTTCAACGCAAGTATTTCACAAACTTCAACAGATGGGAGGACTCCGCTTCACGCCGCTTCCGCCGAGGGACATGCGGAATCCATACAATTGCTTGCGAGTTTGGGAGCCAATATACATCAAAAGGACCTTGATGGACGCACGCCGCTTTTCGAGGCAGCGATGGTTGGACGCAACAACAGTATTAGTGCGCTTATAGATCTAGGAGCTAGTGCAACAGAACCGAATAAAGATAATGTCACTCCGGTGGAGATCGCGAGGATAGAACATAACGAAGACACTGTGTCTTTGCTAGAAAATCATATCTCGCATTCTTGATAAAAATAATACATATACTGTATATTAGTTTTATCCAAACCTCATGCGTGATTCCGCATAAGACATCGTATGCCCAGATTGTGGATCCGTTAAAAGAGTTTCCACGACTTCTTTGGATGTTTGTTTTTCCTTTACTTTTTCTAGCATGTTTTTGTTGTCTTCGTTCATGAGGGCAACTCCCCCGTATTGATAGGCGATTTTTTCAATTTCCTTTCCGGCGTGACTATGATCTTGATTTTCCATTTTTAATATATATGTATTTTGTTTTTAATATTATTATATAAATATATTGTCTATATTCTCTATATGAAACGTTTTCTTTTTCAATTACTTATTCTGTTTTCGTGTAATGCTTTGCAGCCTCCAATTCCAAATATATATAAACGCGATTTGATGAATAAGATCTTACTCACAAGTGTGGGAACGTCTTGCGGGCCGCTTCTGGTTGGTTTTTTGAATGTATTCTCTCCGCCAAAATCAAATTCAAATAGCAATGGAATAGTTGCCAAAGATCGTTATGGTGATGATGTTCATGTTTCTTCGTGGGTCAATGAACATCCATACCCGGCTAGAAGTTTAGTAGAGGGATTAAAAGGAGATGCACATTATTTAATTTCTACAAAAGACAATTTTGTTGAATCTTTTGCGTTAAATGCAGTGTGTACTCATCTAGGTTGTGTCGTTCCTTGGAATCCAAGTGAAAATAAGTTCATGTGCCCTTGTCATGGATCGCAATACAACGAGCAAGGCAAAGTGATTCGTGGACCAGCACCTCGTTCTCTTGCGTTAGCAAATGTCGTGGTGGATCAGGATACAGTAAGTTTAACACCTTGGACGGAACGTGATTTTCGCAGTGATGAAGATCCATGGTGGATTTAATAAACACGTTTCGCTAAGGGTACACTTTCGACTTCATCGTCCAAAACCGTTTGTATAGTATTTCTGGTTGTAATTTCCACAATTTGTTCTTTTATTCTTGTTATAGTATGTTTTAACCATTGTTTGTCATCTCTTTCTGGATAATCTTCATGCGCATGAGCTCCGCGACTTTCTTTGCGAAAATTAGCGGCTTCCATGGTAACCAATGCATTGTCCATTAAGTTTCGTAGTTCCAATAGTTCCACAAATTCGGTGTTGAACATTCTTGATTTATCGGAAATAGCAATATCGTCCAATGTCTTGTATAATGTATTGAGTTTTATGGTTCCTTCTTGTAATAATATATCATTTCGAAATACACCCGCGTGCTTTTGCATAATTTTCTGCATTTCTAAACGAACTTCTGACACCGATATACTCCCTTCTTTATGTAAAATATGTTCATAATGATCTATATCGCTTTGTAAAGAAGCGCGATCTATATCTTCAATCGTATCATTTGGATCGTCAATGTCCGCAATATTTTCAGAGCATGCCTTTCCAAATACGACGATATCCAATAAAGAGTTTGCACCCAAACGATTTGCTCCGTGTACAGAAGAACACGCCGATTCGCCGGCGGCCCATAATCCGGAAACCACTCTATCTTCGCCGTTAGATGGATCAATTACTTGCCCTTTCCAATTTGTAGGAATACCTCCCATGTTGTAATGTACGGTTGGTATAACTGGAACAGGATCTTTTGTGATGTCTACTCCTGCAAAGATTTGAGCCGTTTCTGAAATGCCTGGAAGTCGTTCTTGTAGCAAGTCGGGGGGCAAATGAGACAAATTTAGTAAAATATGATCCCCCTCTTTTCCAACTCCACGACCCTCATTTATTTCAATCATCATGGAACGCGATACTACATCTCGGCTTGCTAAATCTTTTGCACTCGGAGCATACCGTTCCATGAAACGTTCTCCTTCGCTATTTAGTAAATACCCACCTTCTCCGCGACATCCTTCGGTCAACAATACTCCAGCACCGTATACCCCAGTAGGGTGAAATTGTACAAACTCCGGATCTTGAATGGACATTCCTTTTCTCAAACACATGGCGTTGCCATCTCCAGTACAGGTGTGTGCGCTCGTTGCGGAAAAATAGCACCGTCCATATCCTCCGGTTGCGAGAATTGTATTTTTCGCGTGTATCACGTGATAACTTCCATCTTCCATGTTATATACTAATGCACCTACACAAATGTCTCCACTATGATTCATCAATAAATCCAGGGCAAAATATTCGATGAAATAATCTACGTCGTATTTCAAGGTATTTCCATAGAGTGTATGTAGCATTGCATGACCGGTACGATCTGCCGCACAAGCAGTTCGATACGCTTGTCCGCCTTTTCCATAGTCTAAACTTTGACCACCAAAAGCTCGTTGATAAATTTTGCCTTCATCTGTTCTGGAAAAGGGCAATCCATATTTTTCAAGTTCTAATACCGCATTTGGTGCCTCGCGACACATATATTGAATTGCGTCTTGATCACCCAACCAATCACTTCCTTTCACAGTATCGTAAAAATGCCATCTCCAATTGTCGCGTGTGATATTTCCAAGTGCTGCATTGATTCCACCTTGAGCAGCAACAGTATGTGAACGAGTTGGAAATAATTTCGATACACAAGCAACGGTATACCCTTTTTCTAGTAAACCCGTCGTTGCCCTCAATCCTGCTCCACCAGCTCCAATAACAAGTGCATCGAATGTATGTTCTTGTATGTTTTTTTTCAAAATCGTTCGAAACATGTATTGTATATTATAGAGTCAAATTGTAAAGTTGTTTTTCTATTATAATTGTAGTAAATATAGAAGTACCCAACAAAAGATAGGACGATTTTGCAACTCTTGTGTTTGTAAGCCATTTTGGGTTTGCATCCCAGAATAAATGTCGCAATCCTCCATAGGTGTGATAGACAGGGGGAAATAAAGTGCAATAATGAAGAGTCATTTTTGAAACACGATTCAATGAATCATAATATTTTTTCAATTGTATATCAAATAATATACTTGTTCCACCCCCGACATACATGGCCGTACATCCTAATCCCGTAGCACGATTCAAAATGGAACTAATGGCGGTAATTGGAAAGGAGTAAATCAAAACATGTGGTGAAAGTTTGGACTTCATAAATTATCATTTAAACATATATTTAAATAATAATTCAAACATTATGTTGTATTTGGATCAAAATAACAAGGCTTTTCAATTGTATCATAAATCAAATAAACTATTACTGCCTCTTTGGTTGTGTTCATTCGCATACAATCGCGACGATGCAATAGGTAAGGGATTATATTCCATCACAAATCTAGTCACTGGATATCACAGTTATCTATCTACTTCTAACGTGATTACGGATTATATCAAACCACCGAGGATGAGTCAATGTGCGCGTGTATTAAATGTAAATGCTCATTTTGCCGCAACGTGTGGTTTTTTGTATTTTATTTATAAATAAAGAATATACGATTATAATAGTATGAGCCTACAAAAATCATTGGTGAAAATATATCGAAACAATGGATTAAAAGCGAAACTGGATTCATTCACGATTCATAAAGATCAATGTGGCCCCATGGTATTAGATGCATTGATTTTAATTAAAAATGACTTGGATAAAACACTTGCATTTCGCAGATCTTGTCGTGAAGGTATTTGTGGGTCGTGTGCCATGAATATCAATGGAAAGAATACGTTGGCTTGTTTAACACCGATGACCGAGAAGATCTCTATTTACCCGCTTCCACATATGCCTGTCATTAAAGACTTGGTTTGTGATATGAAACAATTTTATAAGCAATATTCAGAAATCAAGCCTTGGTTGCATACTAGTAAAAAAGACGATACAATAGAACATATACAAACGATCGAAGAGCGTCGTAAATTGGATGGAATGTATGAGTGTATTTTGTGTGCTTGTTGTAGTACATCATGTCCAAGTTATTGGTGGAACTCTGATCAATATTTGGGTCCAGCAGTGTTGATGCAAGCATATCGTTGGATCGAAGATTCACGAGACGAAAATACCGAAGAAAGGATGGATTTTGTAAATGATGCTATGAAGCTATATCGTTGTAAGACCATTATGAATTGTTCAAACACTTGTCCAAAAGGTCTTAATCCGGGTCAAGCCATTGGGAAACTAAAACAAAAAATAGAACAATCCCATTCAAACGAATCCTTTTTTGGGAGGGGCAACAGCGCCTGAAGATCGTGTGCGCTTTTGGGCATTTTTTACGTCGTTGGTGGGATTCGTGTTATAGCTCAATGGACTGCTGTACGATTGTTTTCCAATCGCGCGGGTCTTTTTCTTGATTAAATACAACGAATTGTCTTGGTAGAGGGCATTTTGTCCCCGCTTTTCGGTCGTGTTTTCGGGGTGGGTTTTGGGGGTGTTTTGATACACGCTGCGCATGAGGGAAAAGGCCCCGCCCCCCGACGAAGACTGTCCCTTTGCAGGCATCACATTGGTTCCGCTTAAAACGTTGTTGTTCATTATATATAGAATAAGTATTTTATTCGTGGATATAAGGAGTAATAAATAGTTTTTCAATGACCTTCCATTTTGAAATACTATCTACAATTGTTTCTTTGTCTTTGTGAATCAATCGCACTTTACCAGACTTTGTGCCACATAAATACCATGTATTTTCCAAAGATTCATAGTGTTTATGTTGCGGATCAAATACAATGACCGAATGGGGAGCATTCCAACTGGGATCAAATAGAGTCCATTCTTCTTCGGTATATGTAGTCACGGAAAAGGGTTTGATTTTTGGGTAAATCATGAACGTGTGATGTATATAATCGCGGATATAGTTTTTACGAGTTTTCATCGCAAAAGTCTTGGGCATTGAACGCCTTGTCGTCAACCCAAACATCATAATGGGGCTTACCCATGTTGATACTATCGTAGCGCACATTCCATTCGTTGAGCTGTTTCACCGTAAACTCATCCCAATTGAGACCCGAGTTTGCTCCCCGTGCGGTCCAATAATGAACTTCGTGCCCCTTTTCGTATAACATATTAAAGACGTCAATATTGTCAAAAATCGGTTTGCTATTTGGATAATCGCTGTTCGTTTTCGTGCAAATCGTTCCATCAATGTCGATGATGTATCGTTTTTTTCCTTGGGGGGAAGGGTAGGGTCCACGCGGTTTACGATGCGCAATTTGACGAAATCGATGATGTTCGGAGAACAAAGCATGAGACAAAGAGACAAAACTCAAGAAATACCAAGCACGCATCTATGGGTATAGAAGCATAAGTATTTAAATCATTTGAACGAAAGTATATTATGAATACAGTATATATGCACCAAGCCTTAAAACGCAAAAAGAAGAAAGTACCAAAAAGAGGTAATGCGAACGTGAAACCAAAATGGCGTGAAGCATGGAATCAGGCGATTATAAAACTTGATTACAGTAATAAAGAAGATAAATATATTCCTATAGATAAATATAAAGGGGGTGAGATCATGCAGAATCGTATGAATAATATTATTATAGATGTGCCAAATATTAATTTGATTGAAAACAAGAAAAACAAAACAACAAAACCATTCAAATCGTATAACACGCAATCAAAATATTTAATTATTTTATATAACAAAATTATAATAAATATAGCGAATAATATAGCAAAGTGTATAAAAAAATATGGCATATTTCATGACATTGAAATGATAGATCTCCAATCATGGAATACAAAACCTTATACGATTCAGGATAATTATTATTTTTTTATTTTTTTGCCTCATTTAGTGACAAAAGAAGTACCTTACACAAGAAGTTTTATATATTTGTTAGAACAAAACTTAAATGGAGAATTAAACAATGTGTATACAGATGAATTATCAAAAAATAAAATATTTAAAAAACTAATACAAACATCTATATTATTTGATTATAGCCAAACAAATATAGATATATGGAATAAACAATCTTTAATTCAAATAAGAAAAAAAATAGTATTGCTTCCACCACCACTTCCAGAATGTATTGACTTTGTTCAACATATAAATGATGATTATTATGATATCTTATTTTTTGGGTTATTGAATGAACGACGAAAACATATATTGAAACATATATCAAAAACGTTTAAAATCAAGGTTATCAATTATACAAAATGGGGGGAAGAGTTGATTCATGAAATAAAAAAATCAAAGATTGTATTAAATATACATTATTACGACAATGCCATTTTAGAAAAAATTCGAATTAATGAAGTGATTCCTTATGCTCGTATCGTCAGCGAAATGCCTTGTAATGATGACATATCAAGTTACGAGTCATACAAAGATATTGTTGATTTTGTACCATTTATAAAAACGTCTGAACATTTAGCGTTATTATCTACAAAATTAGAGGTTATAATGAAACATTTGAATTGTGATACTGTAGATCATCAAACGAAAGTAATGAACTTCATAGACGAAAATACAAAATACGATGTGTTAAAAAATCATTTTGAATATTTGAAGAATGACAAACATTATCATCGTTATATATGTAATGATGTGTTAGATATTATAAAAAATATAAAAATAGGTGAGTTTGGTACAACTCTTAACAACAATTGTGAAACAATATTAATAGAATTTAGAAAATTTCCACATTTAGAGTTTTTATTGAGAAATACCATCATAAAATTTCCTTATTGGAATCATACAATTGTGTGTGGAAATATCAATGAAGATTTCATTCGTGATATTTGTTTTAAAATATGTAATGGTACAAACGGTTTGATAAACATTATAAAACTAAATATTGATAATTTAGACCCATCCAGTTATAGTGCTTTGCTAGGAACAAAAAGCTTTTGGAATCATTTTAGAGGTGAAAAGTTATTAATTTATCAAGAAGATACAATGTTATTCCATAATAATATTGAACCATTCTTACAATATGATTATATTGGTGCACCTTGGCCATTGAATCAAGATGATAACAACCTTGGGGTAGGAAACGGGGGATTTTCGTTGCGTTCAAAATCTGCGATGTTAAAATGCATAGATACAATAGATATAAGTGATGTAAAAGAATTAAATTTAGGTCTATATACATTACGTTACATGCAAAATACAAATAGTTATGTTGTTCCAGAAGATGTATATTTTTCAAAACTAATGATAGATCATCATATAGGCACTGTCGCAAAACGAAATGTAGCATTACAATTTTCCCAGGAAACACAAAAAGGCGATAATCCACTAGGTGGGCATAATTTTTGGTTAGCTAATAATAAAATCAATAAAAAGTACATTAATATATTTAAGTTAAAAACGAACTATTACAAAACTTGTAATCATCGATATGGTTGGAAATCAGTGATTGATAGTCTTTATAAAAATAATATACTTATTCACAACAATGTTGAACCGTATATAAATGAAATTGATTTTGTAGACTGTACAGAGTGCTATTTCTTGTGGAATAAACATCATAAACAATTGAAAAACCCTTGGTATGGCGTAATACACTATATAGACGAACTTCCCGATTTTTATAACAGATACGAAACATTGGATGGATTATTTGACGTTTTGAAAGGAAAATTGAAAAACTGTAAAGGCATTATAACGTTATCCAACGACTCTAAAAAATCAATTATTACCAAATTAATGCATCGAAAGTATATTGATGTTCCGGTTTATTCATTAAAACACCCCATACCTAAAATAGGTATGAAATTTAACTTGAATATATTTATAGGAAAGGAAAAGTATAAAATAATCCAGCTTGGAAAGCAGTATAGAAGAGTGTCAGATATTTACATGATTCAATCATCATATGAAAAAGTGTGGCTATCTGGATGGCGAGATATTGAAGAGTGTAATTATATATTGAATAAAGAATGTAAGTTTTTGAATATTACACCAAAAAA